TGACCACGGATGCGCCCGGGCCGAACTTCGAAAAGATGTTCGACACCATCATCAAGCGACTGGGCATGGCCACCGCGCGTGGGTCCGAAAATGTCTCCCGGGAGTACAAGGCCAGCTACTCCGCCTCCATGATGAGCCAGAACAAGGCCCGCGAGCTCACGGCCGCGGACCAGGACCTGGTGCTCAACGCCCGGTTCTCCCAGCCGGCCCTGGCCTGGATGCTCTACTCCGGCGTGGTGTCCGGACTCATGCCCGCCCTGAATCTGCGGCACTTCCAGGACAACCTGCACGACTATTGCCGGGCGGCCTGGCTGCCCCAGCCCATTCGGCACATCGATCCGGTGAAGACCGCCAATGCGCATAAGGTTGAGCACGAAACCGGGGAGCGCACCTATCAGGAAACCAGTGCGGAGAAGGGCCGCGACTGGCGCGCGGACCTGACGCAGCGCGCCGTGGAGCTGCGCTTCATCAAGGACCTGGAGGCCAGATACGAGATCGACATGGGGCTTTCCCCATCCGCCGCGTCCGCTGCCGCTCCGGCCGTGGAAACCGCGGACGCGACCGATCCCGACACCGAGGACGAGAACGCCAAGGAGAATCAGGATGCTGCATAGCCTTCTGCCGCACCACCGGGTGCTCACCACCCTGCGCGACCGGGTATGGGCGCTCACCCCGGACAAGCTCCAGGAGATCGCCGATTTTGTGGCCGCCCGCATCGAGGGGCGCGAGACGTCGCTCGACGTCCCCCAACTCCTGGGCCAGGGCGGCCAGGTCCAGGCCGGCAAGCCCTATGTCGTGGACAACGGCGTGGCGGTGATCCCCGCCTTCGGGGTGCTCGACCGCCGGCTGAACATCTTCCAGGCCATCTCCGGAGGCACTAGCTCCGAAATCCTTTCGGCCTGGATCCGCGACGCCGCGACCGAACCCAAGGTGGCGGGCATCGCTCTGGACATCGATTCCCCCGGGGGTTCGGTGTTCGCCCCGGCCGAGGTGGCCGCGGCCGTGCAGTTCGCCCGCCAGGCCAAGCAGGTGACGGCCTTCTCCGGAGGCCAGATGTGCTCCGCGGCCTACTGGATCGCCAGCCAAGCAAACCGCATCGTGGTGAACCAGGCCGCGGCGGTCGGGTCCATCGGAGTGGCCATGGTGCACTACGACTACTCCAAGCGGGACGAGATCCAGGGCGTGCGCCGCACGATCATCACCGCTGGGACGCAGAAGCGCGTGGGCGCGGACAACGCCCCGCTCTCCGAGCGCGACCTGGAGATCATCCAGGGCAAGCTGTCCCACTACTACGACATTTTCGTCTCCGCCGTGGCCGAGGGTCGCGGGGTCGCAGCGGCCGAGGTGCTGGAGCGCATGGCCGACGGCCGCGTGTTCATCGGCGTCCAGGCCAAGGACGCCGGCCTGGCGGACGAGATCGGAAATTTGGAAGACGCCCTGGAACTGGCCAGGGAAAAACAAAGGAGGACTGTCATGTTCAAGGACAAGCCGGCGCAGGCCGGGGGCCAGGGCGAAGGCCAGGCCCGGGGCGACGGGCAGGAGATGACCCTGGAAGAGGGCAAGATCCTGCTGACCGTCGAGAGTCTGAAGGCCGGGCACGCGGATATCGTCGCGGCCCTGCTCAAGGAAGGCGCGGACGCGGAGCGCGCCCGCGTGGTGGACATCCTGGAGGCCAAGGGACGGCCCGAGGCCGCCCTGTCCGCCATCAAGGAAGGCCTTCCCTCCGCGGAGTTCTTCAAGGCCGTCCTGGCCGAGGACACCGAGGCCAAGGCCAAGGCCAAGGAGGACATGGACAAGACCCTGGCCAAGGATGCGCTCAAGGCCTCGGGCCAGGACAAGGGCGGCAAGGGCAAGGACTTCATGGCGGTGGCCCGGGAGCGCGCCTCCGCCGACAAGTGCACCATGACCGCGGCCATGAAGAAGGTGGCCGCCGAGCAGCCCGAGTTGCACGCGGCCTACACGGCCTCGTGCGAACAGGGCCAGGTCTAGGGAGGCAGCCATGATCAACGAAGGCGTCAAGACCTACGAGGCCGCCGAGGACCTGGAGCAGGCCCGGCGCGTCAAGATCAACTCCAGCCTGACCGTGGAATACGCCGACGCCGATGTCGTGGGCGATGGCGTGACCAATCACCGGGCCGATTCCGGCGAGCATGTGGCCGTGCGCCTGTTCAACGATGCCGGGACGTTCGAAATCGAATCCGCCGGAACGCTGACCGCGGCCGATACCGCCTATGCCGCGGCCGACGGGAAGATCCAGCCCCTGCCCAGCGGCGCGGGCACCTACTACAAGATCTGCAAGGCCCTGGAGTCCGCGGTTTCGGGCAGCATTCCCGAGGTGCTTCCCCAGAACCAGGGCCTGACCACCATCGTCACCTAACGCGCGGCAACGCAGAAGAGGAGAAAATCCATGGGACTCACCCCGACCAAAGGCACCGCCGTTCCCCGCCGGGACCTGGGCGTGGCCGTTTACGAGACCCTCATGTCGGCGCCCACCCGGGGATTCATCGCCCCGCTGGTCATGCCGTACTTCTTCGTAGAGGCGCAGTCCTCCCAGTTTCCGGTCATCCCGGCTGAGGCCCTGTTCAACGTGCGCGACACCAAGCGCGCCCCTACGGCCAAGTACAACCGCTTCACCGAGCCGTTCGAGTCCGGCCGGTTCTCCACCCAGGAGCACGGCCTGGAGATGCCGCTCGATGACCGCTTCGTGGCCATGTACGGCAGCATGTTCAACTACGAGCTGGCCTGCTCCAACATCCTCATGGCCGACATCCTGCGCGCCCAGGAGGTGCGGGTCGCGGCCAAGGTGTTCAATGCCTCCAACTACCTGACCGACAACGTGACCACCGGCTGGGGCAATGCGGGCGCGGATCCCAAGGCCGACATCCAGGACGGGGACGCCACCCTGCGCGCCAAGGGCGTGGACTCCAACGCCCTGATCATCGCCTGGGCCACGCTGCAGAACCTCAAGAAGGTGACCAAGGTCATCGACGCGGTGAAGTACATGTTCCCGGACACGGCCAAGACCGGGACCATCGACGTGCAGCACCTGGAGGCCTACCTGGAGAAGCGCATCATCGTGGCCAACGCGCTCAAGAACGCCTCCAAGAAGGGCAAGGACGCCTCGCTCACCGATATCTGGTCCTCCAGCTACGCCATGCTGGGCCGGATCGCGGTGACCGAGGACGACGTGTCCGAGCCCTGCATCGGCCGCACGTTCTACTGGAACGAGGGTGCGCGCGAACAACAGGTCATCGCCGAGCAGTACTACTCGGACGAGGTGCGCGGCATGGTGCTTCGGGTGCGGCACGACGTGACCCACCAGCTGCTCACCTCCTGGGACGAGGACTCGGCCGCCGTCAAGTCCGAGATCAGCAAGAACTGCGGCCTGGTGCTTGGCAACATCGCGGCCACCTAGGGAGCGCGGCGTGCTGGCCCAGATCGCAGACATCGTGGTCGGCCTGCGGAAAATCTCCGCAGGCAGCCTTCCGGCGCGGGCCGGGCTCCTCCTGGGGCTCGGCTCCGCCCCGGGTTGGCTGGAGGACGGCCGCGCCTTCGCGGCCGAGCATCCGGACTGCCCGGTCATGGCGGTCAACGACTGCATTGCCGAATGGCCCGGCCGCCTCGACTTCGCTGGCTCCTACCATGCGGCCATGCTGGCCGAGATGCGGCCCGGAAACAAGTCCCTGCCATGGATCGCCTGCCGCGCTCGGGCCGGATTTTCCGCTCCCGCATGGGTGGTGTCCGAGGCCCCGCACTCCGGGGTCAACCTTCTCCTGGAAATTTCCGGCCTGTCCATCGCCAGCTCCGGGATCCTTCCCGTGTTGGTGGGCAAGGCACTGGGCATCCGGGCCGTGGTCCTGGCCGGGGTCGAGCTCTCCGGGGGGCACGGCGAGCGCTACCTCGACGTCTGGCGCAAGGCCGCGGCCAAGGGCCTGTTCGAGGACGTCTACACAATTTCCGGAGGTCCCCTCCGGGACTTGGGCCTGGTGGCGCCATGGCCCGGCGATCGTTTCGTGTCGGCTCCTTCCCTCCACGAGTCCGGCCCGGCCGGGGGGAGTGGCGCCCTCCCGGCCCGGGCCGGGCAAGCCGTCCCCCCGGAGGCCGCATGACCCTTACTCCGCTTGAGGCCCTGTTTGCGACCGCGTTTCTTTCCTTGGTGGTGGGAATGGCCGTTTATCTCCTCACCCGCTCCAGCTTTGTGAGCTGTCGCTCCTGCAAGGAGCGTCACAAGCTCGTGGACGATCGGCTGGAGAAGGGGGAGCGCAAATTTTCCCGGATGGAAAACCAGATTGCGGCCCTGGTGATCTGGAACCCGGACATTCCGAAAGACACCAAGGCCGAGCTGGTGGGACCCGGGGAAGTGGAGAGGTGACCATGCCCGTTCCCCCGCCCGGACCGAACCCCGCAGACTGCAAGGGTTGCATGCACTGGTTCAACTGCTTGGGGACGGGCGTCCGGCTCTGCAACACGGAAGACGGCCGCTGCCCGGGCAAGCAGCCCCACCCGGCCCGCATGCAGCCCGAGCCCGAGCCCAAGCGCAAGGAGCGTGCGAAATGAGAGACATCGACGCCCAGGTGGAGAATATCCGCCGGGAAATCTACCGGATGTGGCCCTGGCTGATCGCCACGGTGGTCCTGGCCGGCCTGGTCTGGCTGTATGTGCCCGGAGGTCGCGAAACCCTGCCCCTCCTGGCCTGGAAGATCGTGTGCGTCACCAGCTTCATTTGGTTGGGGTACTGGGCGCGTCGCGCTCTGCTGCGCGGTGTGCGCCTGGGCGTGGGTGAGCTGACCGTGGCCGCGACGCTGCGCAGCAAGAGCCTGGCCCATGCCGTCATCCTCGTGGGCCTGCACCTGGCCGGGGCCATCGTGGTGGTGGGCATCGTGCTCGCCGGGGTGTTGTCGCTGTGACCCGCTTACACGCTTTTCTGCTTGGCCTACGCCAGGGGTGGGTTGCTTTTTTGCTCATGCTGGCCGTGGCCTTGGTCCTGGCCTCGGCCACGGCCCACTCCGCGGGCATCCCGCGCGCGGCTGAGGCTCACCGGCGGGACCTGGTGCGGACCTCCCGGGTGGTCTGGGGCCTGGGCGCTCCCGTCGCGGTGCTGGCCGGCCAGGTGCACCAGGAGTCAGCCTGGAACCCGCAGGCGCGCAGCGCCCATGCCGCGGGCCTGGCCCAGTTCACGCCCGCGACCGCGGAGTGGATCGGCGGTCTGTTCCCGGCCGAGCTGGGCGACAAGGCTCCGCTCGATCCTCGTTGGGCCATGCGGGCACTTTGCCGCTACGACAAGCGGCTGTGGGACGCCTACGCCTGGGCCGCCACGGCCTGCGACCGCTGGGCGTTCGTCCTTTCCGCCTACAACGGCGGCCCGGGCTGGGTCCCGCGCGACCGCCGTATGGCCGCGGCCGCTGGCGCGGATGATACCCGCTGGTTCGGCGTGGTTGAAAACTACACCAGCCGCTCGGCCGCGGCCACCCGCGAGAACCGCGCCTACCCCCGCCGGATCCTGCTCAAGCACCAGGTCCTCTATCGCGTCTGGGGGCCGGGAGTGGAATGCGAGGTGCGGCCGTGATCCCCCTCACAGCCCTCACCGGCCTTTTCTCCGGCTCCTCGCCCTGGCGCAAGGCGGCCCTCATCCTGGCCGGGGTGCTGGCGCTTCTGGTGCTGCTCGGCGTGGCCGCGTGGCGAGGGTACTCGGCCGGCTACGCCAAGGCCGAGGCCCTGGGCGCGGCCGAGCTGGAGCGGGTGCGGGGGGAGCACGCCGCGGCCCGGGCCGCGGCCCAGGCGCAGGCGCTCCGGATGTTCGATGCGGCCAAGGCCGCGGCCTACGCGGCCGAGTCGGGATACCTGGCCAAGGTGCACAAGATCGAGGCTGAGAACCGCGAGCTTTCCAGGAGAATCGAAAATGCTGCGAACGCTGTGCATGGGGCTGTTGGCAGCCCTTGCGTGTTCGGGGATGCTTTCGTGCAGTACCGCAACGAGGCCTTCGGACTCGCCGCCGCTGGTGATCGCCCCGTGTCCGGAGCTGCCCCCGGCGCTGATGCAGGAGCTGCCCCCGCCGGAGCCCCTGCGCCCGGGGTACGCCCGGGACCATCCGTGACTGCGGAGGACGTGGCCGCCCATGACCGCGACTTCGGCGGCTACTGCCGCCAGGTCCGCGCCCAGCTCGACGGCCTGCGCCAGTTCCTGCGCGAGACTCGGGAGGCGCAGCCGTGACCATCGCCGCCGATCTGTCCTCGGCCCTGGACCAGGTCTACGCCCTGCTGGGCCAGGCCGCGGAGTACCAGGCGGACGAGGAGGCCGCGGCCGCGGCCGTGACCGTGCGTTTCCGGCATCTGGGCCGGGACGAGAGCGGGGCCGAGGCGGTGATCCTGGTGCGGGTTTCCGAGGTGGCGGACGAGCCGCAATACGGCGCGCTCGTCACCATCGGGTCCACGGTCTGGACGGTCAAGGCGCTCCTGGGCGAGGAGGCCGGCACCAACACCCGGCAATGGGCCTTGCACTGCACGGCCGAGAACCGGGCGGCCTGGAGAAAACCATGAGCGCGCAGGTGCACGGGCTCGACGCCGGGACCACCCCGGGGCTGGAGCGGGCCAGGAAGAAGCTCGAAGGCGTGGCCCAGGGCCTGGACCTGGCCTGCGCCCGCACGGCCAACCGCGCCGCGGACGGCGGCCGCACCGACGCCGCGCGCCTCATCGCCGCGCACTACAACCTCAAGCAGCGCGACATCAAGCAGTCCATCCGCGTCAAGAAACGCGCCTCGGCCAAGAGTCCGGACGCGGTGCTCGACTCCCGGTCCGTGCGCTCGGTGTCCCTGCGCAAGTGGTCCCCCACCCCGCAGCCCGGGGGCAGGAAGCCGCCCGTGGGCCTGAGCGCCAGGATTCTCAAGGCCAAGGGGTCAAGCACGTTCCCCGGGTCCTTCTGGATGCCGGTGGGCGGCGGAAGCTACACGGTCATGCGGCGCTCCGGCGGCCAGAAGCGCAAGGCCAAGAAGGGCCGCTCCAAGGGCCGGATGCGCGAGCCCCTGCTCAAGGTCTGGGGCCCCACGTTCATGGCCCAGCTGCGCCGGCCGGACGTCGTGGCCCGGATCAAGGCCTCGGTGGCCGAGCGCATGCGCAAGGAGATGCCGCGCCAGGTCAAGTACCTGCTCCAGACCGGGAGGCCCCTGCCATGAGCGCGACCCTGCTCTCCGACGTGCTGCGCATCATGTCCCTGGCGGTGGATTCGGAAACCGTGGCGGCCTACTGCGCGGCCACCTGGGGCAAGGATGTCGAGATTTACGAGGACGTGAACCCGGAGAATCCGCCCAAATTCGAGTCCAATCCCCAGATCCACATCTGCGCGGACAACCGCCACCGCGACCCGGAACAGATCGACGTGCGGCACACGATCATCCTGGCCCTGTTCGCGGACCCCGGACGTCCCACGGCCCTGGCCGATTCGCACGTCACCTACTACCCGGGCCGCGCCAACCTGGAGGGCCTGGCCCGCCTGGTGGAGCGCGCCGCGTCCGAGGCCCTGCTCAACGCCGCGATCTCCTTCGAGCAGGTCCCGGTGGACCCGGACAAGCTCTGGGGCCGCGACGCCCTGGGCGTCTACTACTGCTACCAGATCAATTTCCACGATCCCCTGTACACGTAAGGAGGTCCCGTCATGGCATTCGAACAGAAACTCACCCGCCGCCAGGTGCTCCTGGCCAAGGTCGAAAGCACCGTGGGCACGGACGCCGTGCCCACCGCCGGGTCCAACGCCCTCATGATGCTCTCCGGGGCGGCCGTGAACCTGAACGGAGACAAGATTTCCGACGACCGGCTGTCTTCCAGCCTGTCCAAACTGCCCCACGGCATCGGCATGCTGGTCAACGGCTACACCGGCCGGCACGAGCTGCGCGGAGGGTCCTATTCCGGCGCGGCGGTGAACAAGCCGGAAACCGATCCCCTGCTCCTGGCCTGCGGCTTCGTGGTCTCCGCCGTGGTCTTCGTGGCCTGCGGGGCCCCGAGCGGGACCTACACCGTGGGCGAGACCGTGGAGGGCGGGACCTCCGGAGCGGTGGGCGCGCTGGTGGCCCACGTGGACGCCGGCGGGGTGCAGGGTCTGCTCCTGGAGTCCGTGTCCGGGACCTTCCAGGATGCCGAGACCCTGACCGGCCAGAGCTCCAGCGCGGTGGCCACCAGCACGGCCGGGCCGGTGACCGGGTGGCAGTACCTGCCCACCTCGGACCCGGACAGCATGGCCGCGGATACCCTCTACTGGTACGGCCACGGCCACCGGCACCGCATCCTCGCCGCGCGGGGCACCTACGTCCTGGACCTTCCCGTGGGCCAGCCGGGCATCTTCAATTTCACCATGAACGGGATCTACACCGCGCCCACCGAGGAGACCCATCCCGCCCCGACCCTGCTCACCCACCGGCCGCCCACGGTGATCTACGCTGGCCTGGCCATCGGCGACTATTCGCCCGTGGGCGTGAACGCCCTGAACCTGACGCTGGGCAACGCGGTGACCCAGGACACGGACCTGAACGCGGAGACCGGGACCAACGGCTA